GGTAACAGCGGTTTGGCGGGGGATTTCGATAGCCGAATCCAGCGTCCAGATTTGCACGCCAAGGTCAGTCAACACGTTCTTTGGGTACAGGGCTTCCAGGAGCATGTCACCGCGCATAACTGTTTCGGCAGTAACTCCACCTTTTTCAGGAGCGCCAACGTTGTAGTCACGCTGGAGATTCAGCATTTGCGCCAAAGGCAGTGCGAAACCTTCGTTCGCGCTGCGAGTGCCAGAAATAGCGGCATTCAGCGAGTTGGAGCGGATTTCCGCGTCCATTGTGCGTATAGCTTCCGGCATAGCAGTGGCACCTTTGCCAGTCAGCATTGCGCGGATGGCCTGGTTCAAGAGAGCATTAAAAGACATGTTATCGTTTCCTTTTGTTTTTGTTTTTGTTTGTTTTGCGGCGCTTAACCCGCGCTTGAAAGTGTCTACACCAGCTTTGAAATCGTCGGGCGTTGCGCCTGATTCAATACATTGCTCTGCATACGCTTCGGCACTAAATGCACTACCCAGACTTCTAAGTGAAGTAACACGCTCGAGCTCTGGGTCTGTGCTAATTGCCTGGGCGTTATCTTGTACAACCGGCGCAGCGTCTACGTCTGCGACGGTCTCAATTTTTGTAATCTCAGCGGCCTTTACTTCAGCGACGGGGATTAGTTGGAGCGACTTGAATTTAAAATTATCCATCGCGCGGGTAACCATGTGATTAAAGTCTTCGCTTTTTCCAATGCCGGCGTTTACATCAGCGGCAATAGTAACGATAGAAATCTCGTACGGCGTCCAGCGCTTGATAAGTACAAGTGGCACGCCGTCTTGCTCGCCGATTACTTCCAAATCTTCAATCATATAGCCAACAGATGCCTGACCCATGATGCCGTCAGCGATAAGCTGCAAAAGCTCCTCACCTTTTGGAGTACGTGCAAGACGTACAATGCCGCGCAATTCTTTATCGCCGCGTTTGTAAGAATCCAAAACGCCCCGTACATCGTTCCAATCGTGTTGAAATAGTAAAGGAGCGGGACCTGCTAAACGGGACTCATCAATGTTTTCAGCAGCATGACCCAGTATCTCAAGACCAAATGCGCGCATATAAGGCGTATCGGTGGAGATTACGAGCTCAACGGTTCGCGCGTCCATATTAAGTGTAGACTTATCGAACTTTACGGAGCGCCATGCATTTACGTTTTGTGCCATTTTTAGTATTCTTCTTATTAGATTACAACTTTATTTTGTGGTGTCAACCCCCTTGTAAAAGGAGTCGGTTTAACGTGCTTAAAAGCTACGTTAAATGCGTTTTATAGTTTGCGTATAGATGCGGCTCTTAATTCTGTTTTAATTGTTAAAATGGCGCACCCGCTTGATCTACGCGTTCAACCTCTGTCATTTTTAACCAGCCGCTCCACGGCGAGAAAACAAGGATTAAGTCTAGTATGCTAACTTCTCGTACAGCATATTCAAGCCAACATTTAACTGTAGCTTCGTCAAAACGCTCATGCACTTCACGAAATTTAATTAAAGCATTACTCATTTATAGCTCTTCTATATAAGCTGCCAGTGACCGAATAATATTCGCTGCATTTGCTACACTGCAATTCACACGTATATCTATATTATGCGCTGTACTCGCTGCAACTGCTACACCTGTCACATTCGCCGCGCCAACTTGCAAAATACCGGATACCGCTGTCGTTAAGTTTCCAACATAGTTAGTACCGTTCCACATTACGTTCCCACTAATAATCAATGAACGATTTGTCTGCGCTGCTGTTCCGCACGCAACAGCAGCAGTTACCAACTGCGTTCCGTTTACGAAGATGTAGCCCGACACATTAGTTGCAGCAGCGGACTGCGATTGAGTACCACTAAGATTTATACAAAACGTTTTACCTGCTACCAAAAAGTTAGCAGGAATGGATAATGACAGAACTATTTGAACCGCCGCACTACTAGCAGTACTAGCAAAAACGGTGGATATTTTTGCTAATAGTTTCGATGTTGGCTGAATATTCCAGCTTGTACCATTCCAACTAACAATAGAAGCGAGTGTCGTACTCCAAACCAAAACCCCGGGGAAGCCTGGATTTGGTGTAGTAGCCCCGTTCGCAATAGCAAGGTCAGGAAGCCCGCGAAAGTTATTTTGTTTCATTAGCCGACTATTACAACGCGGTACTGCCCTGCAGTAGGAGCTACTGCAAAGATAAGCGTAGCAGTAGTTGTGTTGGTCAACACCACGTCGCATTCAATCATTGAAAGCGTCGCTACTTCGAATACTTGAACAAGTACGAATTGATTTGCTAAGCCGTGAATAAAGGCAATAGAAGTAGCTACACCATCTCCAATTACGCCGGTTACTTTACGAGCTACAATTGATGTATCAACTTTAACGCCTGCGCCCGTTACAATAATACCTACGTCTTGTACAACAGCAAAAGTATTACCTGTTAACGATAATCCATTTCCGTTTGTATAGCTAATACCACCACCAAAGTTTACAAAAGTAATAGCGGTAGTGCCCAATGTAATTGCGCCTGATGTATTGCAAACAAAGCGCTGCCCGCCGTTTGCAGTACCGTTTGTAACGAAAACTGCAGCACCGTTGATTTCGTTTGCAGAATCTGCGTCGGTTGCGCGAATGGGCGAACCAGCAGCTTGAACTACATAAATACCGTTCTCTGCTTGGGCTGTTTGGTCTTTAAGCAACAAACGGTCGCCTGTTACTAACAATACAGCATCTACAGTGCTGCCGTTAGCGAAAGCACTAGCCAATGCACCGTTTGCAGTAGATGCAAGTCTTACTTCGTTTTTCCAAGATAGTCCGGCAACTGCGTCATCAACGTACTGCTTGTTTGCTGCATCAGTACTAGCAGCAGGTATACCTACGTTAATAATTTTCTGGCTACCCGCGTTTAAAGATGTAATAGGTGCCGCAAATTCGTCTAAGCGATACGCTTTGACAACTGTCGCCAAATCGCTAATCGTTGCAGAAGTTTGGGTACCCGTGTGATTGGCACGGGCTAAAAGGACAGCATCGGAAGAATTAGCCGTTGCACCCGCTGCAATACCGTTCAACTTTGTTTTATCCGCGCCGGTCATGAAGCCCGAAGCACCTGCAGCTACTACATCTGCATGCGCCGTTCCACCTGCTTCTACGTGCGTAAGCGGTGCAGCATCTGTAATAGCGTAACCCGCTAGCGTAGTCGGCGTTCCCGTCAGCGTTGTCCAAGCTTGCGTTCCTGTATGGCTAGCGCGTGCCAGGGGATTTACCCATGCTGTTGCAGTGCGCCAAGTTATTGCGCCAGTTACGCTATCGTAGTAAATTTGACCCGTTAGTGGTGTTCCAGGCGCTGCTGCAAGTACTTGTACAACAGCGTTTTGTATTTCGTTCTGCGTGAAGTTATACGGTGTTAGGATTTTTTTAGCAGCCATGTTTAATTTTCTTTAGATTAGTTGAAGTAAGCATTGCCGCCAAAAGCGGCTGAAAAGGTGAGAGTTACTTTGTTTAAGTTATCGTAAGCGACAAGACCCTCGCACTCTTCGCCAGAACTGTCGATGACGATTACGCTCGGATGTTTGTTAAGTCCATGTGCAATAACCCATATTGCGCTTGCAATAGCTTGAAAGTGTGTATAGGTCTTATCGCTAGCTGGATTTACGGGACCAACTGGACCCACTGGACCCTGAATACCGTTATCACCCTTTAAGCTTTGTATTGAAACAGCTACTCCGGACCACGAACGGCCATCGAAAATATATTGCCTATCTCCAGCTATATATACCTGGTTTAGTGTTGGAGTCAAGGGAAATGTAATCATGCTTAGTATAGTGTCTCAACTTGACTGCGACTATGTACGAATGAGAGGGGGGAAGCTACTAAAGCACCGGTTGAAAAAAGATTATAAAAGTAATGCGGAGAGTGATCGGGCATAGCGCCTATAATTCCGTAATCTCCTGTTGTACCTACTTTAAAAACGGTAGCGCTTTGATCAGAATAAACTTCTATAAAACGATTGCATATTGTTGTTCCGTTCGTAATATCTTTAAGAATAATTTTAATTAAACTGGAGTCAGGTACGCAAGACATTTCAAAAGTATAAAGAAGCTTGTTTCCGCTCGGCTTAGGTATACCTGTATCTATATAATAGGCGCCGCTTCCGCTATCTGCCAATACAATTTGCCACGTCGTGTCATTGTCTCTAAAACCGATCCCTGTGTTGTAGCCTTGGGCGGGTAAATTTATCCGCCATGCGAAGTCTGTACCCCAAAAGTTTTGGGATAGTCCTATAAAAGCAGTTAGCTTTGGATTGCTTTCGAAAGTCTCCAAACCAAAAACTTCGAAAATTTTAAAGCCGCGTTTAGTAGTAAGCGGCATATACTCATGATGTATGCCTGCCATTTGATAAGTATCTGCAGTTGTAAAGTTTAGATATACGCCGTTTACCGCGTCCAGTTTATTCTGCGAGAAAACGCTAGTTGACGGGTTTTTTCGCGCTACTGTTCCAAGCCTGCGGATGTTCATACCGTTCGCAAAAGGGACAAAGTTACTGCCCAGCGTCGTAGACATCGCGGACGCTCTCCAGGCATTTGTCCAATCAAAAGGAGCAGAACCAGCCGCTGGCGTTGACCACGCTGTGGCGTAATCATCAGCACCCGATTTAACGAGTACTTGTCCAGTTGTTCCACCGGCAGGAACTCCTTGTCCAGAAGTTCCTGGAATACTTGGAGGCATACTATCCACGTAAGCTTGTGAGTCTGCTACGTATACTTTTAGCTGCAGCGTTGTAGTATCAAACCAAAGTGTATAGCGCGTCGTGTCTGTAGGCGGTGTGTCGCTTCTCCAAACTTCTGTCCCCGCTGCTGTCGCTGCTGGTGCATCTCGCCATTCGGTTGAGTATTCTGTAGCGCTTGCTTTAAAAAGAAGCTGTCCAGCGGTTCCGCCAGCTGCAACGCCTGCACCCGTGGCTCCTGCTATGCCTGCGGGTCCAGCAATTGTGGATGCTGCACCCGCAACGCCGGCAGGTCCAACGGGTCCGCGCAAAGTCGAAGATATACCATCGCTAAGAGGAGCTTCAGGCACTAAGACAACGGGAGCATTTCCGCTGCCATCGCTTAAAGTAAGAACCCACTTTATACTGTTCCATTTATAGAACTGGCCTTGATGTTTTACTATTTCCCCAACTGTCGGCGTGGTGTTAAACATCGGCGACAACCTCCGCCACGTCTTCCGCCGGCACGTTTTCGAACTCTGTCAAAGTCGCATCAATAGCTTCAATTGCCTCCTCAAGTTCGCGTGTAGCAGTGTTTACAAGCTCAGCCGGTGCAACCTCACCAACTTCCTCCACAACGGGCGCCTGGGTTGGTTCTACGGGAACTTGAGTAGAGACCTCGGAAACTTCTGCAACCGGTGCAATCTCGGCAACTGCAACAACAGGCACAAGCGAACGCGTCAGCAATTCCGCGAGCATTGTTTTCAACTCTAAAATATCGCGCTTATTTGCATCCGCTGCAAAGGCCTTTGCGGCCTCGTTAGCGTTGTCTTCTGCCATGCTGTCGTCTTGCGCTGCTGCCTCGTCTTCCGTGGCTTGTTTAGCGTCAGCGCTGGCTTTTGCTGTCGCTGCAACCGCTGCGGCCTGTGCTTCTAAAGCTTCTTTTGCGTCTTTGCGCTCAGCGTTTACGCCTGGATCGTTTACTTTATCCATGTAAATATTCAAGCGCACCGCTTCGTCGCGGACGGCTGCTGTGTCAAGCATCTGCACGTAAATGTCCTCGCCCATCATCTCGGCCAATTTAGCGGGCGAGTAAATGCAAAGCTCTTTGGCAATTTTCATTGCTTCAAGGTCCTTTTTCGGGTCAACCCACTGCCATGATCTGCCCTGGAACGAGTAGTCCGCGAGCATGTTGTCGATTTCGGAGTCTGGTATCCGGTACTTGGTGCTATCAACCAGGGCGTTATTCTTAAATGCTTGCCGAACAAATTCCTCGTATACCGGCTCCAGCAGCGACTCTTTCAGCCAAGAGTGCAGCGTCTTAAACATCTCTTGCGCCGCGATTCTGTCCTGACGTATCGAGGAATAATTAACGCCTTCAACTTTCATAAAAAGCGTAGTATTACCAAGGCGCAAACCGGCAGAAATTGACTTCAAGCGCGCTTCCACATAGCTGTCATGAGAAGCAGCGGGGAAATCAGGCGAGAACTCTTTAAAGTCCCAGCCCTTCGGCAATATTTGGAATTGACCGGGCTCGGCCTGGCTGTAATACTCGCCATCGTCGGCTACACCATCAGACAAACCATCGGCGGGGTCCGCATCGTCATCTTTACGCAAGAAAAAGCCCATTTTGGAAGCGCCAATCCGGGCGGCTACTGCGGTACAGTCTTCAAATTTTTGCAGCTGGTGAAGCGAGAGCATTACAGGATGCAGCCAGGAAATACCGCGCAATTGCTCGGCGTGTTCTTGTGAATACACGTGGTACATGTCTTCTGCTAGAACGCGCTCGCGCTGGACGGGCTTGCGGCTTTGCACGCCGCTGTTCATATGGTTCAAATGGTAAGCAATAGCCAGATCGTTTCCGTCTACTTCGATACCCATAACGATAGCAACGCCTTGCGCGTTTCGGGCTACGTTGTGCCCAACGTCTACGCGCTTTGCAGCGATAAGTTGCAAAGCAAGACCATATGGATTTTTCTTTGTAGGCTTAAAAGTGTGCAGGCGGACAAAAGCATCGCCATCGCGCGCTGCTGAGGTAACAATAAGACCCAATAGGCTTTGAAGACTATGGCGGCCAGAGATTTCGCATACTCCACGCTTGGACCAGCGCTTAAAATGCAACTCCATCAAATCGTTGTTGCGAACATTGGGCTTATAAGTGCCGCCAATTTTTGAAGTTGTGCGCGCTTTGAAAACTAAGCCATCAGGCCCAACAATATTGGTCTCTAATAGCTGGAAATAATTTTGTACAAGGGGGTTGTTTTGGTACAGCTCATTAGCGCGCTCGTAAACGATTTGGTATGCTTGTTGTATTTCGTCGTTAATGTGTCCAGTGCTGCCAATCCAGTCGCTTAATGTACGTCCCGCTTTAGCGGCGTCATACCCGCGCTGCATGTTGTCGTCGATGCGCTGCAACTCTTTAAAAACAACTTCACGCTCTTGATTACGCGGAAGAGTCATCTTCTTTCGATATGGTGCCTGGGTCGGCAGGCTATATACCCGCTCTTGTTTGTCGTTTGTCATTAGAATTTCACGTTAATAGTATTGAGGCGCCCGCCTTTGCCTTCGGCGCGGTTCTTGGCTTGGTCTTCTGCGCGAACAATTTCGCGATACGTAAGAAGCGCACGATGTAGCTCTGCAATTGATAGCGTTGTGATAGCGCGCCCTTCAAAACTCATAGCGCTGTACAGCGCTTGAGCGTTGGTGACGCGCCCTTCGAGTAAAGCCTCGAGCGCAGCAACCATGCGGCGGGCATAGCTAAAACTCGACGCGATAGCGGCGCTGGGTTCAATGGAACAGATATGCCCAGCTGAAAGTGTGGTGCGCTCTTCCCCAAGTTCTTGCGTAATAGCAATGGAATATGTACCAGGCGCAAAGTTTGCGCTGACTGTCTTAGCAATAACGAAAAGGTAAAGGCCGGTAGCGCTTAAAACAAAATCAGACGTAAATTGATACGCTGGGCTGTTGATATGCGCGCGCAATTTAGCCAGCGGATCAATGCTTACTGTATTAAAGGAAAGCTTCCATGTATCGCCAGCGTATAAGTTTTGCGGGAATGTCATTATTATTCTTTTTATGCTCTTACTATACTGGCACATGGTATCTATATGTCAAGACACATGCATTAACCGAACCATGAGTTCTTGGGAGCACGTCGTGCTGCTTTCTGTTCTGCTTTTTTCGAAGCTTCTGCTGCTTTAATCACCGCAATTGGTACGGTTTTTACGGCAACTCTTCGCGCAAATGGGTCTATTTCTGTGCAATAACGCGATCCTTCTTCCTCAGAAACATCAAGTTTTTTGCCTATTTCCAGCCTTATACCTGCTCTAGTAAAGGGTTTTAGTACTTCAATTTCTACAAAAGCTACTGTCTCGGGCTCTAATTCGTCCGATATTTCCTCTTCTATCTGGTTTTTAAATACGTCGTCCCAGTTTTTCTGATCCAGACGGCATAGCAGGGCGGCTGCCCAGGAGTACACGAAACAGTCAAGGGCTTCGTTGGCGCCGGTCTTTCTATATTCCTGACGCGTGCCCTTCGTCACCAGTTTCTCGTTGCAGAGCTGCTTAAAATAGTCTATGCCGACGAATTCTGGGAGGTGGATATAACCAGCGGCGGACGGGTCCGTTATCTCCATTAAAGAATGGTAGATCCACTTCTTGAAAAGGTGCACGTTCGGCTGTACGAGCTTGATGCTGTTAGGAAGCTTCTTGCCTTTGCTGTCCACGTCGACGTTCTTCACAACTACGGGGTCACCGTCTTGGCGGTTGGCACCTTTCAGGGCGCGTACGCGGTCATTGCGGCGTTTTCTGCAATAGTCGTATACGAAATTTGTGGTATTACCAGCGGAGGAGTCCACAAGAGTCATCTGCACAGACAGCTCGCGCCCATCCTC